GATAATGATGTAACTAATGGAATATCTTATTTAGTGAAGGATGTAACGATACCAGCAGGAAGTTCATTAGAACTTTTATCTGGTGGAAAAGTAGTTATGGAAACAACAGATGAATTAAAAATTGATTGCTCAGTAGCTGATAAAATATCAGGCACATTGTCTATAATGGAGATAACGTAGGATGTTTATAGGTAAAAAACCAACAGACGCACCTTTAACTTCAAGTGATGTAGCAGATGGAATTATTACTAATGCTAAACTAGCTCAAGATATAATTTCAGCAGATACAGCTTTAGGAGCTGAACCAGCAGACACAGATGAATTTTTAGTATCAGACGCTGGAGTTTTAAAGCGAATGGATTATTCGTATATTAAAGGTGGTGGAATTACAGAAGCTGATAATTGGAGACTTACTGCTAATACAAGCGGTGGAACTAATGCAGATGTAACTGCAAATTGGGAAAGAAGTGATTCAAATGGATCTACAAAAATTGGAACTGGATTAAGTGAAAGTTCTGGAATTTTTAGTTTTGCGACTACTGGTATTTATTTAATTACTTTTTATGGTTCATTTATAATACATGGTGGAGACATTCTAGCAGTACTTGCGTTAAATACAACACTTGATAATTCAAGCTATTCTCAAGTTGCTCATGCTGTAGTTGCTCAAGAATCTGCTACCGATGATATTAGAGGTTCAGCGTCAAGTTCTTTTATATTTGATGTTACAAATACATCAAATTGTAAGTTTAAATTTAATACTGAAAGTTTCAGTACTAGTACTCTTTTACTAGGAAATACAAGTTATAGTTTTACAAATTTTACTACAGTTAGATTAGGAGATACATAGAATGGATAGAGATTATTTACAAGACGCATTACATACTTTTAATGGTGGTAATTGGTATGGTTGGAAAACTCATAATGACAATGGAGATAAAATTCCTAACGATCAAAGAATGACTTATGCTAATATAAAAGTTATTAAAGAAGGTGCAACTATTCCAAGCGAAGATGATGTTAATGCAAAGATACAAGAAATTAAAGATGCAGATACAGCCAAAGCTAACAAAAAAGCATCTGGCAAAGCTAAATTAAAATCAGGCGATGCTTTAACCGATGCTGAAATATCAGCATTATTTGGAGATTAATTTATGGCATATATAGGAAAAGAACCAATAGTAGGAAACTTTCAAAAGTGTGATGCTATTAGTGTAGTTAATGGACAAGCAGCATATACACTACAAGTAAGTTCTACAAATGTAACACCTGAAAGTAGCCAACATTGCTTGGTATCGCTGAACGGAATTTTACAGGCTCCAGTTACTTCATTTTCTGTGTCCGGCTCAACTCTGACGTTCGCCTCAAATTTGGCGACAGGTGATGTCATAGACTTTGTGATGTTATTAGGTAACGTGCTCGACTTGGGTGTGCCTTCGGACGACACGGTAGGAGCTGCACAAATTAAAGCAGATCTTATTTCTGGAACAACTGCTTTAACAGATGCTCCAGCAGACACAGACGAATTCCTTGTCTCAGATGCAGGTACTCTTAAAAGAATTGATTATAGTTTAATTAAAGGTGGTGGAGAGTGGACTAAAATTTTACACCAAACAGCATCAGCTGATGATAATGTAGCTTTTAACTCAACTTATATAACTTCAACATATCAAGATTACAAAGTTGTTTGGTCTAATGTTCACTCAGCTAATGATGGTGTTAGATTTAATTTCTATATTAGCGAAGATAATGGTTCATCATTTCAAACTATTGATTTTTCAAATGAAGGTTTTAAAGAAGATGGTAATGTTCAAAATACATCTTCAGGTGCAGCCTCACCTGATACTGAAATGGATCTGATGGATGCTGAAAATTTAGGTAATGCTACTGGTGAAGCACATAATGGAGATATTACTCTTTTTGATCCAAGTGCAACAGATAATAGAATGGTAATGTTAGGAAGATTTGGTTTTCACCTTGATAACACTTATTACAATGGTGGTTTTCTAGGTGGTGCTTCAAGTGATGATGCAGCTGTGAATTATATAAAATTTCAATTTTCTGGTGGTGCTATTACAACAGGCGAATTTACTTTATATGGTAGAAAAATAACATAGTAATATATTGATGGGAGCATAATCAATGTCAATCAAAGTAGCCAATAATAATTCTCTTGCTAGTATAACAGCTTTACCATCAGCAGTTTCTGGTGGTGCTATAACTTTATTAGAAACACAAACTGCATCAAGTAGTTCTACACTTTCTTTTACAAGTAATATTGATAGTGACTATAAAGAATATGTTTTTAAGTTTATTGATATTCATGCATCTAATGAAGGATCTAATTTTACTTTTAATATGAGTGTAGATGGTGGTTCTAATTATAATGTAACTAAAACTAGCACTCACGCTAGAGCATATCATGCAGAAGCAGATAATGCAGCAGCATTTTCATATTCTGCTGATGGAGATTTAGCTCAATCAACTGGTTTTCAAAATATATCTCATTCATTAAATGATGATAATGATGCCTCAACAGCAGGAACATTACATTTGTTTGATCCTTCTTCTACAACTTTTGTTAAGCATTTCATTATAAATACAAACTCTATGGTTGATAGTATATATTCTTATCATAATTTATTTGGTGGTTATGGAAACACAACATCAGCTGTTGATGCAGTACAATTTAAAATGTCAGCAGGAACAATAGACGCCGGAGTTATAAAATTATATGGCATTAGTTAAGTACAACAACAATAGCATAAGTGCGATTACATCAACTGCTGGGATGCCAGCTGGTGCTATGACACTTATTAAAAATATTACAGCGTCTAGTGATTCAACTATTAACTTTGTGGATGGTGCATCAGATGTAGTTTTGGACAATACATATCCTATTTATTTATTTAAGTTTATTAATATTCACCCATCTTCAGACAGTAATCGCTTTCTATTTCAAGGTTCTACTAATACTGGAAGTGGTTATGGTGTTAATATTACATCTACATTTTTTAAAGCATTTCATGCAGAAGCTGATAATTCAAATGGTGTATCTTATGACACTCAAAATGATTTAGCACAAAGCACATCTTTTCAACAATTAAATTTGGATGCTGATCTAGGTGCAGACAATGACCAAGGTTTAAGTGGAGAATTATATCTTTTTAGTCCAAGCTCAACCACTTTCGTAAAGCATTTTATGGGAACTTCTAATTTTAATCATGCAGGAGATTATACAGTTGAGTGTTTTTATGCTGGATATTTTAATACTACTTCAGCTATTGATGCAATACAGTTTAAAATGAATGATAATGAAATAGATTCTGGCTCCATCAAACTCTATGGAATTAAGGATAGTTAATGTCAATTGTTAAATTAAATAATAGAGGTGTAAGATCAGCTTCTGCTTTTGGAAGCATTACTGGATTAGGTAGTATGGTGTTTATTAAAAAAATAACTGCGTCTGATGGAGATTCAGCTATATCTTTTGTTGATGGAACAAGTGATGTAGTTCTTGATGATACTTACAAGGAATACTTATTTACTTTAAACAATATTCATCCAGAAGATGATGCTGATTTTTTTGGTTTTAACATGAGTGCTGATACTGGATCTAATTATAATGTTACAAAAACAACAACAATGTTCAACACAACACATGATGAAGGAGATTCTGCTACAGCTTTAGGTTATGAAGCTGGTTATGATTTAGCTCAAGGAACTGGTTTTCAAAGATTAGTTGCTGGTGGTGGTATAGGAAATGGAAGTGATGAAAGTATATCTGGTTATTTAAGATTATTTAATCCTAGTAGCACAACTTTTGTAAAACATTATATAGGTTCTACAAATGCGTACAATAATTATGATTATACTATGAACCAGTATTTTGCTGGTTATGGCAATACCACTTCAGCAGTAGATGCAATTCAGTTTAAATTTGAAGGTGGCGATACAGATGCCGGAGATATCTGCCTTTACGGGATCAAATAAAAATGATATATAAATCAAAAAAGGAGGAAAACTATGCCAAGATATCATAATATAAATGGAAATAGAGTTCAGTTTACAGCTGAAGAAGAGACAGCTAGAGACGCTGAAGAAAAAGCTTTTGCAGATGCTGCACCAGCTAGAGCTTTAGCTAGTCTAAGAGATAAAAGAAATAGATTATTAGCTGAAACAGATTACTATGCTTTATCAGATGTAACTATGTCTAACGATATGAAAACATATCGTAAAGATTTAAGAGACTTACCAGCTGGTAAAGACACTGTTGATAAATGTAATAACGCTACGTGGCCAACTAAACCATAGGGCATAAACTATTATGCTACAAAAAATTAACATACAACCAGGATTTAATAAACAAGTCACATCAACGGGCGGCGAGGGCCAATGGGTTAGTGGTGATTATGTAAGATTTAGATATGGCTCACCTGAAAAAATAGGTGGTTGGGCACAATTAGGAGATATAACTTTAACTGGAAGAAACACAGCTTTACACCATTTTGTTAATGCGTCAGGTATTAAATACGCAGCCCTTGGAACTAATAGAATGTTGTATGTATACTCTGGAGGAGCTTTTTATGACATTACTCCTATTAAAGCTACAACAACTTTAACAAGTGCCTTTACAACAACACAAAGCGATGCAACTGTTACACTAACTTTTTCGTCTGATCACAATATATCTAAATATGATATTATTTACTTAGATAATTTTTCATCTATTACTAACTCTAATTTTGATTCTGATGATTTTGATGATAAAACTTTTATGGTTGCTACTGTTCCAACTTCAACAACGATTACTATTGAAATGGGATCTAATGAATCTGGATCAGGAGCTAGTACTTCTGGTGGAGTAAGAGTTCAACATTATTATTCAATTGGCCCTGCCGTTGAGGCATCAGCTGCTGGTTGGGGATTAGGATTATGGGGTGGTACTGTTGCTGGTGAAGCAACATCAACTCTAGATGGTGCATTAACTTCAGGTTCATCAAGTATTGTATTAGATGATTCATCAGCTTTTCCAGCTTCTGGATCAGTATTAATAGACAATGAACGTGTTGCTTATACATCAAATACTACTGGTACAGGAACTTTATCAGGATTAACAAGAGGATCAGATAACACAACAGCAGCATCACACTCTGATGCAGCAACGGTTACTGATGCTTCTGAATATACTAAATGGGGTGCATCACAAACAGGTGATATTATTACAGCTCCAGGACTTTGGTCCTTGGACAATTATGGAAATAAATTGATTGCAACTATCGTGGATGGTGCAACTTTTGAATGGGATTCAAACGCAACAGGTGCAACATCTACAAGAGCAACGATTGTTGCTAATGCACCAACAGCAGCAGTACAAACTTTAGTATCTACACCTGATCGTCACTTAGTATTTTTTGGAACAGAAACTACAATCGCAACAACTAGCACACAAGATGATATGTACATTAGATGGTCAGATCAAGAATCAATTGATGCATCAACTTCGTATACACCTTCCGCAACTAATACCGCTGGTACACAGAGACTGGCCGACGGAACACGGATCGTTGCAGCTATAAGAGGTCGGGATGCAATTTACGTTTGGACTGATACGTCTTTATTTATTATGAGATTTGTTGGT